CAACTTCATTAAATCACGAGCCTGATTAAATGCATAAACTGACTCTACTTCTTCTCCTTCAATACTAGTAGCAGTTATAGAACCATTATTAAAGTATTGGAGAATAAAGTCTTGTGAGTAAGAGTTTCCACTGGTTAAAATATCAGTTGAAATTGCATCTATGAAATAACCAAGATCTCTCTTACACTTAGTTTCAGTAGAAATAATTGCAGGATACTGAGCTCTAGTTGCTGTCCAGGCAGTATTAATAATTTGAGTCTTATTTTTCTGGATCAAACGATATGAATCATAATATCTTGATCTATCATTTGTAGTTGTATCGCCTGGGAATACCCAATCATTAGGATATTGATCATAATTAAAGACAATGTTTCCGATAGACTTATCTACAATCTCTTGTCTATTTTGTTGGATTAAACGATAAGAATCGAAGAATCTGGATCTTGCATTGGTATACTCATCTCCAGGGAAGGTGAATGTTTTAGCAGCACCAGCACTTACATGGTACTCAAGAGCAATGGAAGCAAGTGACTTATCTACAATCTCTTGTCTATTTTGTTGGATTAAACGATAAGAATCGTAGAATCTTGATTTTGAAGTAGTTTGTTCATCACCAGGGAAATAAAAGTCTGGATTATCGATAGAAATTGCAGCAAGAGACTTATCAATAATTTCTTGCTTGTTTTCTTGAATCAAACGATATGAATCAAAGAATCTTGATCTTTCATTTGTATACTCATCACCAGGGAAAGCAAAAGTCTTTCCTGCACCAGCACTGACATGGTACTCAAGGGCAATAGAAGCAAGAGACTTGTCAATAACTTCTTGCTTGTTCTCATTGATTAAACGATATGCATCATAGAATCTTGATCTTGGATTAGTCTCTTCATCTTCAGGGAAGAAGAAACCATCATATTCAGTATAATTTAATGCAATACCCGCAAGAGATTTATCTACAATTTCCTGCTTATTATCAATAATTAAACGATATGAATCGAAGAATCTTGATCTTTCATTTGTTTGATCATCATCAGGGAAGTAAAAATCTGGGTGATATAGTGAAATAGTTGCCAATGATTTATCAATTAGTTCATCTTTGTTATCATTGATGAGATTATATGAATCCTTGAATCTATTTCTACTAGAATCTGGGAAGTAGAAATCAGGATTTTCTAGTGAGATTGAAGCAAGAGACTTATCAATAATTTCTTGCTTGTTCTGTTGAATTAGGCGATATGAATCGAAGAATCTGGATCTTGCATTTGTTGGAAGATCATTTGGGAAATAGAAATCTGGGTGATCAACTGCAATCTGAGCAAGTGATCTATCAATAATTTCTTGCTTATTCTGTTGGATTAAACGATAAGAATCGTAGAATCTTGAAGAAGAATTGGTTCTATCTTCACCTGGGAAATAGAAATCTGGGTGTCTTAGAGCAATAGAAGCAAGAGACTTATCTAAAATCTCAGTTCTATTTGATTGAATTGATTCGCTAGCATCAACATATCTACCAGGAGCAACTGTTCTGGTTTCAAAAATGTATCCGTAATTTCCAGTTGGATATATTAGAGTTTGCTGTCCACCATCAGAATCACAAGTAAATCCAAGACCAGCAATAGTAACTCCCATACCAACAGAAAGTTCGTGCTCTCTGTCAAGTACAAATGTTGCGATACCACTTACATGATCATATTGGGCATCAACTACGTTCATTACAGGAGTATTGGCAGTTAGATTAATCTCAAGCTGAGCAGCATCAGTACCAGCATTAGAGGTTATAATTCCAACATACTTAAGTGGTCCAACACCATCAGCAACAAGACCAAAATTACCGAATGAAGAGTTAGAGTTTGTTAGGTCGCAAGCACCGCCAGACTGACATAGAATTGCAGTATCAGAACAGATAGTAAACATGGAAACCAACTGAGCAAATGCTTCGTTGAAGATTTTTGCTCCGAGTCCACCTGGGTTAATTTGAGTGTAGGAGTCAAGAACCATGGACTTGATAGGTCCAATAGCATACTCACCATCAATGTTTAGACCTACAGTTCCTGGAATAAAGTTGGTGCAGTTTTGGATATATGGCGATTGATCGATATATGGTACTACTTCTGGGTTAAATGTAACAATAGCACCACCTGGATTATCTGGACCAATGAATGACATTTCTGCAATATAGCATCCATTGTTTAACCAGAACAAGTCTCCTTGATTTTTTGGAGTAACCGTAACTTCACGAAGTGAGTCTCCAACAACTGATACGTTATCGGGAAGAACGATTGGGTTATCTTCTAAATAAACTCCAGCACTAATTTTAATAACTGTTCCTGGGACAGACTCTGCGACGGCAGCTTTAATGGTTCTTTTTCCGTCTCCGAGTTTCTTACCTGTGTTGTTGTCGTTACCATCTTGTGTTACATATAATACGTTAATTACTGTTGCACCAGCACCAACTCGTACAATATCAGTACCAATTCCTGGCCTATTTCTGGCCATATACACTTCACCATCAAATGTATTGATGGCTATTTCTCCCAAAGGAAGGTCGGATACTGTTGGTTTTTTATTTGGAACCGAAGATCTTTTGAATCTGATTTTAGGACTTGCCATTAACCCAAATCGTAATTTTGCTTGTTATCTTTATTTATTAAAAATTTATTATCAACTACCGTAAGAACCACAATCTATAGATATATTAGCTAATAACCTTTCTCCATTTGCACATCCAATGACTTCTGACTGACCTGCACAATCATTTACCCATAGAGATCCTAATTCAAGTGCAGCATAAGCACTTGCTACTACACTATTTCCTGATATCGATGCCTGTCTAACAAATTTCATTCTATCATCATCATTATCATAATACATTGCTGCTCTTTCAGCAGAATTGGTTGATGTATCAAAATAATTTAATACAATACCAACATCATTTCCTAAATCAGTACTTGGGGGTACTAATTCGCCACTTTCAGGATCTATTACTAAACCAAGTTCAATCAGAGGATCTCTAAGAGTAAATGTCTCAGAATCTACGAGAAATCTTCCACCATCAATAAAAAGATCACCGGTAATATTTGCATTACCGATAACGGTCAATACTGTCTCAAAATCGGTATAATCCTTTACACCAATTGTTAAATTCCTTTGCGTAGGACTTAAATATTTTGCCATTTTGAGGAAAATAGTCTTTTCTGTTATTTAGTAAACTTAATATGTTCCCGCATCAACATCAATTCTGTTATCAAGATCATCATCCAATTGCTGTAAGAATTCTTCTGGTAATCCTTCTTGAGTGGTCTCTTGTACTGTTGCTTTGAGAACTTCGTCAGGGTTAACAGCTTTGTAAAGACTATCAGCGGCATTAAACATAATTACATACTTATCCAAAACTTCAGTATCATTAACATTGAATAGATCACCTAAAGTCAAACCATCAATAGTTTGTTGTAATTTATTAATTAACTCTGCTAATTTTTGTGGTATCAATATTTCATTTAAATAATTTAAAAACTGACTTGGTAATCCACTTGGTTGTTGAATAGCAGAAAGTAAAATTTCATCTGGATCCACAGATTCATACTTCTCTGTAGATTTATCATATCGAAATACATACGTATCATCAGCAAAATCAACAGACTCTTTTACATTTGCAAGTTTTCCAATTGTTAGATTACTAATATAATCATATATCTGAATTACAGCATCAATAAGTGCTTGTGGATTTAGAGTATTATTTAAGTAATCTATAATTTGTTGTGGTATTCCATCACTGAATGCAGCAGTAAGTAATTCATCTGGATCATATGCTCTATACTTTTGATCAATAGCATCATATTTTAATATAAAATTGTCTTGAACATTACTAACATCAACATCCATTAAATCTGCAAGTTTTCTTGCCATAATTATACCCGATTTAGAAGAAACATTAATTGTTTTTTTCCCAGATCTAACTCTGGAGTTGTAACTAGGAGTGACTACCCTAACATTGATTTTTGTCATGATAGATTAGTGTCTTCTACTATTATAGTTCCAGTCACTACTCTAGTTTTAAAATCTAATTCAGTATTTGTTATAAAAATATCAAAATGATTTCTACCTGAAGGTAAAGTCTCTGTCATAGTTCTTCCCATAGAAATATATACTTCAGATTCTGATGTAGTAATTCCAACATTGAAAGGATAATTTGTTATAGATTTTGGGTGTTTTTTTAAACTAGCAGAAGCAACTGAATATAAAAGATTTAATGGACCGCCGTCATCTCCCGAAAGATAAAATGAAGCTTCAAAGTCAGTACCCTTTTCTATTACCAAATTAACTACTGGTGAAGATGCCGACATTTATCTAATATTATGTTCCAATACTATTTATTATTTAATAATCTAATAAGAACCTCCATCAAAATCAGTAATAGATCCTAAAGTTCCAACATATCTCCAACCAATTAAATATACATCTGCACCACTAGTAATAAGAGAAGGTACATTAGTTCCAGGAAAATTTAATACTCCAGATGAATAATCAAAAAACCATTCGTCATTATTTCCACTACCACCTGCAGACAATTTAGTTCCACCAGTTGCAGGATTTCCAGCATAAACTTCTACAATGTAACCTGATCCAAATTGAGTATCTATCCAATTTACAACATTTAATGAAGTATTATCTCCATAAGTTTCTCTGGCAATAAAACTTCTTCTTCCAGCAACAGTATTATCTTCAGTCATTCTAAATGCATTAGAATTTCCATAAACTTCAATTAGTTTATATGTTGGATATCCTTCTCCAGGAACAATAAAATAATCTGAAGATGGTGGACTTGATGGAATTCTTTCTGACTCAAACCACAATCCAACATTAGATAGTACTAATGGTGATGGTATAGGTTCTGCAAATGGTGCTTTTTTAGTTCCGGAAATTGTAGAGTCTTCTGCAATACCAGTTTTAGAAGATGAATACCCTATTTTTTTAAGTAGATAATCTACTTTTTGTTCTTGTGAAATTGCCATCTCTTATTAGGTATTTCTAAATGATAGAGTATTAATTTGATTGCCGGAGTTTAACTTGAACCTAACAAGAATTCTATTATTTACATCATTTGATGATGATTCAGTACCAAATACACATCTAAATGTTCCAGTTCCACCAGTCATATTTCCAGCTTGAGCACATCCAGGTTGAGCAGTTGTCGGAATACCAGAACCTTTATATGCTTGGAACATGTTTGCCCAACCATTCACGCCAGATAGTGAAGTAGTCCATGCAGAGTTGTCAGGCATACAAACCCAACAACCAGAATATGTTCCATTAATTACAATAAAGAATTCTGAAACGTTAGAACGTATCATTTCCAACTGGAAATACTGTGATCCACTTCTTCCAGATGAATAATCTGGTCCAACAGGCAAATATCCAGTTGAATAATTTGTTTGATCATGCTTCAAATCACCACCAATCACAGTTGCCTCATAAGTGGCAACTGGACTAGAAGCAGACCATGAAGTATAAACTGGAGTTGGATTATCGCCAGATGCTCCAGCATTCACTCTTTTAGCGTTGCCTGATCCAGAACCTAAAGTTTGAATAAGGATATTATCCTCATCAATCACATCAGTTCTAGCAGTTGTTCCCATAATATTTACAAATTGTGGAATAGTTGCTCTTACAGTATCAGAACCATACGGAGTTGATGCAGTATATAATGAAAACTTTTGAGTGTCTGCAGTAACTCTAATATGAAGATCTCTTGGAATTTGTGATACAGATCCAGTCACTCCTGCACCAACACCAAAGTTTCTTACTGGTGGATTAGAACCTCCAAAGTTTCCATAGTTTTTATTTCCACCATTTTGAAATCCAGTTGTTTGCCCAGATGAGGTTAAGAATGTATAGTTTGAATACATATCACCAGTAGCATTCAAACAAGTAATATCATAAACAAAAGCATTACTTGAAGATTGTGTGTAGTGTGGAATTCCAGATGAATAATTTAATACTGGAGATGTTGGTGTTATTGGAGTGGAAGAAGTTAAAATAGGAGCAGGTACTGTACTTGGATCTTCATAATAAAAATACTTTTGAGATTCATAGATATTTCCACCAACTTGTTGTTTAATATAGGCCATATTAAATCCATCTGGACTAGTAGCATCAACCATTCTAGAATCATAAACTTCATAAAAATCAGATGCTATACCAGTATTTCTAGAAGAAAAGAAAGCATCCTTATCATTTAATATTTCTAAAGCACCATAAACGCCATCATCACTTGTAGCATCATTAGTAATGCTGTTATCAGGATTGATTACATCATTTGATATCATTTCTCTACTACCTTCGGTAGTAAAATTAATCATTGCAGATACTATTCCTTGATCACCTGGACCATACTCAGTCAACCAAGTTGAAGTAACGGTATTGTCAGTATTTCTTGGATACGATGTTCCAGGAGAAGAAGAATATACACCTAAAGTATTATTTGTTGGAGTAAATCCAGAACATAATATACCACTACTTAAATTAAGAATTGTGAATGCTGCATTTTCAATTGTTGCAGGTGGTTTTGGTACTAGTTTTCCTAGGATGAAATTAATATCATTAATAGAATTTTTTGTATAGTCCTCCAGTTTAATTTCAATTGCTCCTGGTTTAAATCCACCATCAGGTTCCCCAAATCTCAAGGAACCATAATATTCTTCAGCAGAAACAAATTTATTTACATCAACATACTCACGGAACAAAGTAGGGCCACTAACATCAAGATCTGTACTGGGTTTAAAAGATGTGTTACCTATCGATACCCTTCCCCTAAAACTACTTACTCCAGAAACAAATACATCTTCAGATTTTAAAGTAGTATCAACATTTAAAATACCAGAAATAAGTCCGTCTCCTTGAACATGGAAATCGGACTTTGCTTCTGATGTTTTAATTCCTACATTACCAGTTACTTGGAGTGCAGTTTCATTATCGGTGTAAGAAGAAACACCAACTTTTAATTTTCTATTAAGTTGACTTAAATATTTTGCCATTCTTAAAACTTATTTTTTTAATGACAAAAATTTATTCAATTGTGCTTAATTATTTAGTCAATTTATATTATCTTTATTAAATTCAAACATTCCATGTTCAGAACCCCAAAGCATTTTTTTGGTTTCTGGACAATATCCTCTGTCTATTACTCTATACTTATTTTTTTCAAGAATAGATGCAGTAAATAAAAATGATTTTTTACCATTTCTTTCTACTATACAATCACAACCAAAAATTCTACCAATATAAACGTCATTTTGTTTTTCAAATATACAATCACATCCTTCATTTTTTTCTAAATCTTCTTCAACTATTTGGTCAATATTTTTAAAATATAAGAATCTTTCTCCATTTTTTACTTTATAACTACTGACTACAAGTTTATCGTCAACTTGATTTACATCCAAAACAAATTGACGATAAGGTGGTTGTTTTCTTACAGTGTATTTTTGCTCACCATAAATCATACCATTCGATAGTAATGCATGTCTAAGAGATATTTGAGAATATTGAGAAGGAAAAGAAAATGCCTGATTTCTATTGTTCCAGGATCCTAAAAGAAATTCTTTAAATTCTTTAACCATCTTCTGTGCTACCTTTCCTTTGACGACGAGTTAGTGTTGAAAATAATACTTTACCAATTGCAGAAATTAAATTACCTTCAATTTCATTAAAGACTTTCATATTATATTTAAACGCATTATTTGCTTCTGCAACAATTAAATCAATTTGTGTTTGAGATAAAGGAAGAGAATCTAAAGCACTTCTATAATTATTTTTGAATTGTTTTTCGTCAGGAATGTCTTTGAACATATAAAAGTTCATCGCATCATCATCGACTTTCAATGCTGTTTGAGCAATTCCTTTGAGAACCTGTCCCCCAGAAAGATCACCAATATATCTTGTATAATGGTGAGAAATTAAAAGCATTGGAGAGGATATAGAAACTTCTTTAATTCTTGCAACATACTCTTTACAAGAATTTGTCTGTGTTACTTGAGATTTCCAATTATCGCCAAGATAGTATTGTAAATCTTTTTCTATTGATTCCTTTCTAAACAATTCTGGATAATAAATTTTACTTACCATTAGATCATTTTTATACTTTTCGATTTCCTCTTCCATTGAAGAATATACATGATATAAATCAGACATTAGTTTAATGTAAGATTGCTTTTCAACTACACCTTTCAGAAAACACGTAATAAATCCAGTATTTTCTGCCATTGTATGGGATTTTTTTGTCCCTTCTTTAATCTGTTTTGATAATGTTGTCATTGCTTACCTCCAGGTTCTGATATTTTTCCAAGATATGGATCATAATTTGTTATTACTTCTATTCCAATATTAGCACCATTTGTTTTCCAAAAGTTAGAAATGCCTTGATAAGAATTCTTATGGAACATATCAATATGATCTGGATGAATTGATGATCCAAGATCAAGTTTATATAGAAGTAATGGAGAAGCATATGTTGCTCCAGAATTGTATATCAAATCATCTGCAACTGGCCTAGGTTTTACTCCATTATCCAGTTTATACTTGTCATCTCTTACATGATTATTAATTATTTTTTGAGCATGATGCCTAGTAATAACATAACATGCGGTTGAAAAATCATTAACAAATCTATTATGAATTGGAACAACAATATCACCAGTACAAATGATGGCAAGTTGAAGAACGTCCCATGCATAAGGTGCTCTAGAAATAAAATCTTGCCAGGTAAAATTCCAATAATGTACTGTCTCTAAACTACAATCATCTTCCATGATAATTGCATATGGTGTATCTGATGTTTCATACCAATGTTTAATTGCTTTAATGTGAGATGTAACACATCCAATCTCACCTGATGTCATCATATCAGGATACTTTCCCTTAATAACATCACTTAAATCATCTTCTCTACCATCGTAGGCAGAAATGCGAGTATAATTCTCAATTTCCCAATACTTAAATTGGTCTTCCATATACTCTTTTCTTTCTGGTTGACCATCAAGATTTAAGTAATATATTGGACCAAAATTTTTTAATTTATAAGATGACTTATTTTTATCCATTGTATTTTTCCAAATAATCTTGTGAAGTATAATATTTTTTTAATTCAGACTCTGACATAGTTTGAATAGAATTCCATAATTGCCAGTTAGATCTAAAATTTGGGTTGTTTGGAGATGAATTTGAAGATCTTGAATGCTCCAGATGATAAATTTTATTATCTAATCTTAACACATTATATCCCAATTTGACAAATCTATAATATCTTTCTTTATCTTCTGGACCATATGCTAAGAAATTTTCATTTTCCATTCCACCTTCAACATAAGAAGATTTTTTGAAAAATTGACAGAATCCAAAATCAGATTGCTCCATAAAAGATTTAGATTCTAAAATTTTAAAATCAAACTCATTTGTTAAAAATTCAGAAACTAATTTATTATCTGCATTTACTTTAACCTGATAAATTCCCTTTCCATATGGATAAACAACATCTGCATCAGATAGCAAATAATTTACGGAATTAACATAAGAAGAAACTGGTAACAACACATCACAATCATAATTAACTACAACTTTAGTATCAGACAAATCTATCATTTCATTGATACACTTCATCCTATGAAATAAATCATCTTCTGATTTCTCAAAAATGTGATTTATGTTTGGTTCTTCTCCCAGGAATTCTTTAATTTGTGGTAGTGCATAATTAGAAAATACGGACTCAGAATCAATCTCTTTGATGATTACATTTGTATCAAAGTTAGATAAAATATAACACATTGAAGTAATTATATTTCTGAGTCTATCATTACTTTCTAGTCTAATTGGAATTAAAAAAGTGCAATCTGTTAAATTCAATTTTGACATACAATTTCTTCGATCATTTTTGCGGTTTTAATTGGGTCTTCAAAAGTAAAGTTTCTTTTATTATAATCGGTAAGTTTTTGTGATTTTAAATAATATGAATTGCTATTCATAATAGTATCATGGGCAGCATAATTTGGAAATATGTATTTTATTTCAGGAACTAAGTATATTATTTTTTCGGGAACATTATTACACATCATCAGATTGTGAAATGCACTACCCATACATCCAGAAATATATTTTGCATTAGATAGTATTTTTATTTGATCTCCTATGGAATACTTTTCTAAGTGAATTCTCACCCATCCATATTCTTGCAATTTACTTTCCAATAATTCTTCACCATAATTTACCCTATGTGTTTTTGGTAAACTACTTCTAGATAAGTAAACCTTTTCTGGAATATCAGTAAGTTTTGATTCCTGATAATTAGAATATCTTCTCAGAGTTTCAATATGTTCTCTCACAAGATAGTGAAAATTTACCATTGTAGGAACTGGGAGATATAATTTATCTACAATTAAATTTTCTGTAAATGGAATTATATTATATTTTTCAAAAATGGGAATTCCCTTTAACCATTCCAAAGATTTAGTATGTTCAAATCGTATTATTAAATTTCTTGTCTGAACATCACCAGAAAAAATATTATACATTCTAGCAAGACTCTCAGTTAAAAAGTGTCCCCAATGACTAGAATGGAAAAAATTTATATAATACGCATCTTCAATTTTTTTATTTACTGTTACTTTTTGTGGTGTAGGATATACTTGCGTTTTTTTCCAATCTATACTAGATCTTCTCAATGGAGAAAAATCAATCAGATTATTATTTCTATCAAAACAAGAGTCTTTAGTAATAATAGCATTATCAAAAACTTCCAAGGTTGAAAAGTCACCCCTGGAAGTTTCCATTTCCCAGTAATCCAATATTTCAGTTTTAGTATATAACACTATTCTTTCGTAATAACTACAGCGAGGTCATCATATCTATTTCTAATTGACCTGAGATCATATTCTTTCACATTAAAAATTTTGAGATCTTCACAAAAATCTTTAATGTCTGATACCCAATCAAAACTTTGTACATCTTCTAAAATAAGAATTCCTTTTTTGACCAACTTTGGATAATAAATTTCTATTGCCTTTTTCATATCATCAAGTTTATGAGAACCATCATCTATCACTATTGAAAATTTATTTTTTATTGATGATATTGTTTCTTTATTATATGCATCACCAAAAATAATTTTAACTCTATCTAATGATATATTATTAAATCTATTGGAAGCATTATTATCTATTCCATATATTTTAGCATTAGGAAAATATTTCTGCCATAGAATTAATGAATCTCCTTCTCTAGTACCAATTTCCAATACATTGGTTTTTTTATTCTGAAATGGTAAAAAAAGTTCATCATATAAATGAGGAACATAAGAATGACCTGTTGATTTATCAGTTTTAGTCAGTTTAAATTCATTTATGATTGATAATAGTTGTGATTTATTTCCATCCATTCGTGTAATCCTCTTTGTAAATTTCTTTCACTTTTTCAATTTGATGATCAGTTAATTTAATCTTAGAATCTTTTTGATTTCTACAATGTATTGTAGGAAGAGATATTTTCCATTTTTCTTCTAAGTATGTTTTTAAACTCATATCAATTTCTGTTATATCAAAAACATGATCATAATAATTTATATCTGTTCCATAATGTGAAGTTTGAGGAATAAAATGATACCAAAGATATTTCACTCCGGACTCTCTTTGAGAATAGTGAACTTTTTCATGATCTTCTAGTATGGAATAAAAATTCTCTAGAAAATTGTCCAGATAATCATAATTAACTTCACCATTTACCAATGCTTCTGGTATATTTTTTTCTCTTAAAATTTTATCGGTATAACAACTAACAAATCGATCTACTGGATCTCTTTTGATACAGATTTTTTCTCCTTCAACTTCTTTAAACAAAGAAAAATCATATCCAAATTCTTCAATGGAGTTATAAGTCAAAGTAGACTCTGAAATATATCCATTATCTTTGTATTCGACAAGATAATCTAAATTTTTATATTCAGTTCCAGCATATGAAATCCATGTTCTCAAAGTTGAACCACCAACTTTTGGACACTCATAAATTGAAAAGTTATTATTTTGATCTGTAAAAATAGCCATTAAATTTTTCTCCAACGAGTAGGAATAATATCTTCTGTATTGTGATGTTTAGTATATCCACCATCTCCAAACCATTTTTTAGGTGCGATTACAGTAGGGTTTTCATTTTTACTTAACCATGCACCCCACCAAGAAAATGATGAATTTGCTATTATATAATCTGAACATAAACTCATTAGACATAGATCAATTCTATTATCTTTAGATTCGGAAATTAAAAATCTATCAGAAGAAAATAGTTCTTGACTTTTACACCAAGAAATATCATCTGTAAAAATTATAACATTTCTGTCCGAATCAAAATTAGATAATGCAGACTCATAATATTCTATTGTTTGTGGTGGATGTTCATTTGATTTAGTTAGATAATCTGTCCGTCTAACATGCAAAGAAATAGGTTTTTCAATAGTATTAATCATTTCTATACAAGGTTCAAAAATTTCATCAACAAACTCAAAATCAATTAGTAAATTTTCTCTAATATGCGAAAAGTATTTTTCAGTCTGAAAGTATCCTACTACATCCAAGTTAGATTCTGATAGATTGAAAAATGAATTATCAAAATTAAATTTAGTTTCTTGTATAATTTTATTAGATTTTTGAACTCCTTTATTTTTTAAAGTCGACATCTTAAAGGTATCAAATAATTGATGATCCGACCATGGATTTGAAAAATTGCTTTCTGGTATACAATATTCAAAACCATTCTTTTCAGCAATTCCTTTTAATGCTGAATATTGAAACATTTGATTACCAAGTCTACCAATTCTTCCCAAATTATTAAACGACAACATTGTCTCTATACCATTCATAAGTTTTTTCAATTCCAGAATAAAGTTCAATATTTGGTTTCCAACTTAAAGAACTTATTTTTTCAATATTTAGAACCTTTCTTGGAGTTCCATTTGGTTTTAATTCATTCCAAATAATTTCACCTTTAAATTCAACAACATCAGAAATAATTTCAGCAAGTTCTTTAATCGTCACATCTACACCAGTACCAACATTAAGTGGTTCTTCACCATTATAATCTCTCATACAAGTAAAACATGCTTCTGCTAAATCATCCACATGTAAAAATTCTCTACGAGGTGTGCCATCACCCCAACATTGAACATAAGGAAATTCTTTTATCTTTGCATCATGAAACTTTGCAATCATTGCAGGAAGAACATGAGAAGACTCGTGATCAAAGTTATCATTGGGTCCGTATAAATTTGTCGGCATCAATGAGATGGCATTGAATCCGTATTGCTTTCGGTATGCTTGACACATCTTGATACCAGCAATTTTAGCAATAGCATAAGCATCATTGGTAGGTTCAAGTGAACCAGTCATCAAATATTCTTCTTTAATTGGTTGCTGACACATCTTTGGGTAGATGCAAGAAGAACCAAGAAATAAAAGTTTTCTTACACCAAATTTTCTAGCGGTATCAATAATATTTGATTGGATCATCAAATTGTCATAGATGAAATGTGCTGGGTAATCTTTATTTGCACCAATACCACCCACCTTTGCTGCTGCCAGATAAACATACTCAGGTTCATTAATCCTAAAGAATCGTTCGACATCTTCTTGCCTCCTCAGATCCCAATGAGATGATGGGGACGAAAGGATGTTAGTGTATCCTTTCATATGGAGCATACGAACGATTGCTGAACCAACAAGACCAGTATTTCCAGCAACGTAAATCTTACTAGTAGTGTTCATTTTTACACATATCCTCAACTAATTTTATAAATGATGTTTTTGGCTCCCAACCAAGTTTTTCTTTTGCTTTAGATGGATCTCCTAAAAGAGTATCAACTTCTGTTGGTCTGTAATATTTTGGATCTACGGCAATGAGTGTCTTTTTGGTTTTTTTGTCCATTCCAATTTCATCTTCACCCTTACCATACCATTCAATTTCAAATCCAAAGTATGGTGCTGCTAATTCAACAAATTCTCTAACAGAATATTGCTTACCTGTAGCAATTACATAATCATCTGGGGTTTCTTGCTGCAACATTAACCACATTGCTTCAACAAAATCTCTAGCATGTCCCCAATCTCTTCTTGCATTTAGATTTCCAAGATAAATGAGTTTTTGCTTTCCTTCAGAAATTGCTTTAAGCCCTCTTGTGATTTTTCTTGTAACAAAAGTCTCCCCACGGCGAGGAGATTCGTGATTAAAAAGAATCCCCGTGCAAGCATAAAGACCATATGCCTCACGATAATTTTTAGTGATCCAGTAACCATATACTTTAGCACAACCATATGGTGAACGAGGATAAAAAGGAGTTGTCTCTTTCTGAGGAATCTCATGAACCTTACCAAACATCTCTGATGTTGATGCCTGATAGATTCTAGTTTTTTCTTCCATACCAAGAAGACGGACTGCTTCAAGAACACGCAAAGTTCCCAAAGCATCCGTTTGTCCTGTATATTCAGGCATCTCAAAAGATACCTTTACGTGACTCTGGGCACCAAGATTATAAATCTCATCAGGTTGAACTTGCTGAATGACTCTTACAAGATTGGTAGAATCGGTAAGGTCACCGTAATGGAGAGTAATAGAATCATAGATATGGTCAATGCGATGAGTATTAATAAGGGATGCTCTTCGGACAATGCCATGAACTTTGTAACCCTTTTCAAGTAATAATTCTGCGAGATACGACCCATCTTGTCCTGTAATTCCTGTAATTAGTGCGGTTTTCATAAAAAATCAATCAATTTGTTATTCTACCATAGTCATCTTCCAATCTAACAATATCATCTTCTACGCATTTTTCTCCAATTTGAATTTCTATAATTGTAATCCCCAAATCTCCACCCTTAATTCTATGATTAATTGTTCTTGGGACAAATATAAAATCTCCTACTTTGACATTTTTAATATTATCTCCAATAAATACCTCTCCATCACCTTGAACAACTGTCCAATATTCATTTCGATATTCGTGAAATTGTAATGAAAATTGACTATTTGGATTGACGTATAGTCTTTTACATTTGTAATTTATTGTTTCTGCAAAAACTTCTTCATACCATCCCCATGGTTTACTGATCCTTTCCATAATTTTTTCATAAACTATCCATATTAATTTATAATAAAAAAAGCGGGATAAACCCGCTTTTGATTTTCAGGCTCGCCACCAATTCTTTAACTGGAAATTGGAAACCAGTTGAAACAGGGTCAAATTTGACTCCACCAGTACTTTTAAAGTCTATCCGTGACTAAGGGGGTTTGCTCCCGACCAGTACTTTTAAAGTCTCTCCGTGACTTATACAACCTCGACAGTTTCAAGATCTTGATAGACATATTCCATCAAGATTTCATAATCATCCATAGGATCACCAGAAAATACTACACCTTCGTTTTCATAGTAGCGGCGAACCTTTTTGTAGAGTTTTGGATTCTTTACATCAAGGTAGAATTCGCCATTTGCTGCACTGCGAAGAGTGGAAACGTCTTTCTTAAATTTTGCTGTAAGAGTCATTGTTTTGATTGTTGACCTTAGTATTATAAAGGTTTGACTTGAAGAAGTCAAGTAGGACTGTCGGGAATTGAACCCGATTCAGCCGCTTATAAGGCGACGGCCTTAACCAATAGGCGACAGTCCCATAAGACCAAATCAATTATAGAGGATTTGGAACTCTTTGTCAATCACGAAACTTCTTCGTGATCTGTGTGAATGTCTATAAGTTCTTCATCCACAACAGATTCTATTGCGTACTTTATGGTTTCGTTGTAAGGAACTATCACTGCGCTATTGTCTCCGTCTCGTATGATAAATGATTCACCATTCTCAACTCTGCTCATTAAATTATTAAAATCTGATTGAAACTCTTGGACTGTAAATGATTGAAGGTCTTCTAGTTCTTGATACATTTTCATAAATTGTTTTTTTATGAGTCGGGGTGAGAGGGATCGAACCTCTGTCTTCTTGCTCCCAAAGCAAGCCGTCTACCGCTGACTTACACCCCGTTACTTATTTCTGTGTATAAACATAATACCAGCAAAAGGAACAACTGTCAACCCCATCCCACATAGAAAAAGAAAGAATTGATTTGATGCAAGTGCTTCTACTATATGAAAAATCATCTTCCCCTCCAGTTCTTGTATTCATAATACATGTATTGGTCAACTTCGTCAAGTCCTTGCAATGGAGCATTTACTTCCCAATTTGACCATTCTAAACAAAACTGTTTGATATCATGATTATGTATAATAGAATGCCCATACATTCTTACGAAAGCGGACATAGCAAAATGATATCTTTGTCTAATGTGCGGTTCCATTTCCTTTATAATCGTCGGAATCATAATAGTCTCCCTTTTTAGATCCAACATAAAGAGTGGTAATCACAAAAGGTATTGCCAGCACAAGTAAAAACCTTCCAAATAAATGTTCCATTACATACCTCCATTTCTAAAACCAACAATATATCCAATAATTATTCCGCACATAAATGCCACAAACATATAAAGCATGTGTGAAAAAAACTCAATAAACAATAACCAATCAGTTGTTGACATCTTCATCCTCATATGTGGATGGTTCTTCGAAGAGTTCAATCATCTTTTGTTCAAAAACTTTCTTTTGTAATTCTTTTAAATCTTCTTCTGTTAAAACAATCATTTAAGTAATTGGCAACTCTGATATAGGTGCTTTTGCTTGAAGTAAAGGAGATTTCAATACTTCCCACTTCAAATAAACTACAGTATCTACCATCCACCAAAAAGCAATCGTACAAAGAAAGATTGTCAGTACTGTAGAAGCAATACTTAAAACAATATTAAATTTATTTGATTTAAAATGATTTATAACTGCAAGGGACATAATCAGTAATAAAACTTCATATGTTATAAAGTTGTAATATGTCATTTGTCTTTTAGGAGTTCTTCTATTCTTTTACGCATGTTCTCACTATCCTGCCTAAGATAATCACGAAGAGAATAACCACGCTGCCCTCTAATAATACATGTTCCTTGATAAAACATCGTAGCAGCAAATACTATAAGGAAAACTATTCCTATTATTTCAGGGTAATGTTTAACCATGGAAATAATGGCGGAATAACACCTACAAGTCTTAAAAGTCCTTCAGCAAATAAAGCAAGAACCACCCAACCAACACACATAGAAATAATGGAAGCATTCCGATTGTGCCTTCGTATAGCAGCATCAATCATCTCCTGCACTTCAGAACGACTAACAAATTCATCATGAGGTTCCATCACCTATCATCCCCCAAAAATTTTGCAAGAGGATCTATTCTGGTTTTAACTATTGCAACCGCTCTTTTATAGAACATATTATCGGTATTTCCAGAAGCTTCAAAAGTTTCTTTGATCTTCACCCAATTATTGTAGGTGTGTTGATCCATGTTTGTGATGCGTATTACTATTATATACTAATCATAAGCATTTGAATGTCAATCGAATGTCAGTGTTTTGTAACACTACTATACGGAAAACTGAATAAAATATTAAATTAGTATCTTATGCAACTAAAACGGTGAGGAAAGGATTCGAACCTTCGGATGCTTTCACATCGACTGTTTTCAAGACAGTTGCCTTAAACCACTCGGCCACCTCACCCTAATATTTCCAACAAACCAGCATGTATTTTACGATGGCATGGAGCACAGAGCATGTAACATTTGTCAATTTCTGTTTGGATTGTCTCCCACTTATAACCTTTTCCTGCTAAATAAGAAACTTCTTTTTTCTTATCATCAGAATTGATATGGTGAAAATCGAAGCAACATGGGGGATGATAATCTCCACACGCATCGCAACAACCTTTTTCAAGTTTTAGTTGATTTAGTTTTTCAACCATCAACCTTTTATTATCATATTCTCTTTTATATTTAACCTTTTTAGATTCGTCGGATTGTTTTTGAGCCCAGAGTCGTTGTGCTTCTCTTTGCTTTTCCTTATCTTTATAAGGCATTTGATTTGATCTGGTTTCACTTATTATATAAGAGATTTGAACCTTTGTCAAGTGTCAACGAATCTCAAAGTCCAATCTACGAACATTTCGTTGTCTTCTTGCCTCTTGCCAGGCAATGTCTTGAGAAGTCAGAACATTTTTTTGTTCTTTTTGTGTAGAGTTTACCATAACTACTCTACTTAGGTCAACAGCCGAAACACTATCACCTTTAACAGTCATCATATTTGAACAACCGCAAGTTTGCGTTTTATTTGTACTAGTTAATTCTCTGTTGCAATCTTTGCATCTCACTATTAACATTTTCTACCAGTCTCCTAAGTTCTAATAATTCTAATTTTATCTTATCAAGTTCTTCATGAATATCTTGATGATGAAACCTTAAAGGTTTTTGGATTAATTTATTAAAAGATTTCTTTTTCATTGAGTAAAAGATCTTAACATCCAAATAAATTTGCCGTGTGCTTCATTTAAATCATCAACAAGATTAATTGTTCCTTTTGATTTTTTTGATTCTGCTTCATCTGATACTTGTGTTAAAAGTTCAACAATTTTTTGGTGCCCTTCTAACAAATCACGAACCATACCCATAGTATCTAATCCACTATTTGCTTCTGAAATATGAGAAACTTCAGTAATTCTAGAAAGAGTAGGTACTGGTTTTACATTTAAATATCTCATATGTTCAGTAATTCTATCAACCTCTTCAAACATTGCTTCGTACTGTTCTCCAAAAAGATCATGAAACTGTTTGAAGTCATTACCCACCACATTCCAATGATATACCCAAGTCTTTTGAAAAAGTACAAAAAGACTTACCTGAGTATCAGAAAGTAATTTATATAGTGTTTCCATTTTACTCTTTTTGAGTATTTATATATGGAGAATAGGAGACTCGAACTCCTGACTCCCTGCTTGCAAAGCAGGTGCTCTACCAACTGAGCTAATTCCCCGTGTCCTCTGTCTAGGAATCGAACCTAGTTTCCAAGTGCGTTGTCCGCCTGTCCTTACCAATAGACTACCAGAGGGAAAGGTGATGAGTGCCCATCACCAGCAGAAGACACTTTCTGCAATTTTCACTGCGTTAGAGGGCAGTGAAGATATGATAGAATCGGACATTTCCAACCCTATCAACTCCACAACCTGGATTCGAACCAGGGACCAATCGATTAACAGTCGATGGCTCTACCGCTGAGCTATTGTGGAATGTTCTATTACTTAGAACTTACAAATTCATTAATCGTTTCTGCGTGCTCAAGAACATCAGAAAGAGTTGGATATTTTGAATCAAATCCTTCTGGCAATTTGCCCCCATTAGAGCATTCTGCTTTTGCAAACTCTACGTGATAATTGTCTGAAAGCATCGCATAAGCTTGCTTAAAAACTTCAAAGCGTAATTCATAAGGTGTCATAGTTTTACTCCTGTGTGTTTGTGTGTATAAAGAACCAAAAGGTTCAGAGCGAGTGACGGGGATCGAACCCGTGACAAGAGCTTGGAAGGCTCGCATGTTACCGCTACACCACACTCGCATTTGATGGAGTAAGTGTGATATACCTCATAAGGATATAACAGTGACTTACCCTCTATCACTTTTATATATGGAGATAAACTCCAGGCGACTCAGGTAGGACTCGAACCTACGACCGACTGCTTAGAAGGCAGTTGCTCTATCCAACTGAGCTACTGAGTCATGAGACAATCATACCGTTTAAAGATTTGATTGTCAAGTAGGACGAGAGGGACTTGAACCCTCACAGGCAATGCCCGACAGATTTTAAGTCTGGTGTGTCTACCAATTCCACCACCGTCCCAAGAGACCTCCCTGTTTGTGCATCGTTGAGAGGCATGGGAGGGGTGAGACTTATACGAAGTGTGGACCTCCGCTGCTCATAAGACAATCATACCAGTTAAGGATTTAATTGTCAAGTGGGCAGGGAGGGATTTGAACCCCCGTAGGCAGAGCCAGCGGATTTACAGTCCGCCTCCATTAACCACTCGGACACCTACCCGATATATTTTATTTTACATCATCTTCTTTACAATTGTCAACCCATGGTGCACATAACCTGATTTCTCCACCAAGTGATTTACATTCATCAGTATAGCATACAGAATTGTCTACTGGTTTTTCTGAATGTATTGGTGATGGTATTCTAACAATACCATCATCACCAGTCAATCGTTCATATTCTCTAATTGCTCTATCAACTTCAAGTTCAACTCTAGATTCAAGTTCTTCTTCTACATCTTGTTGTGTTGGTATATCATGTATTAATCCAAAATGTTGTATTGTGGCATTATATATCTTCCATAATTGTTTTTCATCTATTGATAACCATCCAGATAATCCAGATATTAATAATAAAACAATTGAAGAGATAATAAATCCTTTTATATATTTTGGATGTAATGTAGGTAATACTTTAAACTTACCTTCTTTAACTTCAAATAATTTAAACATTGTTCTGTTTCCAAAAATCTTCTAATGCTTGATCTACTAAATTTTCTGGTGGAATATAATTTTTATTTTCTCTTAGTTTTTTAGTATCAAAAGTTAAAGTAGGTGTAATAGATCCATTATCTTCTACCTTAATCTTTGCCCCAAATATATTTCCTTTTGGTTGTATATTTAAAATATCTGCAGATTCTAATGATACTTCTAATTTATCGTTACTTGCTTTTAAATATCCTGCTTTTGCAATAATATCAACTATTTTCTTTTCGTCATCGGGTAGATTATCTATTCCCACTTACAAATTTCCTCCTCTAGATATAATTTACTTGTTCTAATCTTAACAATAACCTCAGTATAAGTTTTCATCTACTTTAAGTCTTTAAAAATATTTATAAAAAAAGAGGACATCTCTGCCCTCCTTTTTTATTCAGTTTTTATGTTTCATACACGCGAATAGCAAATCCTAGCAACACCTTGACTTGGTGAAGCGATAGTAGAGAATGCACCATAAGATAAGTCAAGGTCTCTACCCGCAATGTAAGGTCCACGATCATTAACTCTGACAATTACAGACTTACCATTAGATTGATTTGTTACCTTTAACTTGGTTCCAAATGGTAGAGTCTTGTGTGCTACGGAATTTCCGTAAGCATTGTATTTTTCTCCGTTGGCAGTTGTCTGCCCATGATATCCATCACCAACTCCATAATGTGATGCGAGTGAACATTCGCTCGCTGCCTTTGCTTGAATGGGTGCCAATCCAGTAGTAGCAATGGCAAGAATTGAAAACATTTTTAGCATTAATTTTAATAAAACTCTACATCCTAATAGAGAAAGCGCACTTCCCCTTTCTCAAGGGGCAATCTCCTAGGCTCTAAATCACGTCAAAATCTCATGACGAATAAACATTATAAGTTAATATTTAGATAATGTCAAAGGTTTAATTTACCGAATATCGATTTCTTGTTCTCCCCATCCCTCTTCTTCAAGACAAAGATAATCAATTTGCTGATTTTCCTCAGCATTAATCCATTCTTTAAATTCAGAAACCAATGCTAATGCATTTGAATGATCTTCCATTGTTTCAATTTTATCAACAGCCCAATCAAGAACTTGCTCTAAAGGACTAATCTGAGTTTCCATAATAATCTTTTCGGAAGTTGCTTCATCCACTATAGGAGCACTTGGTTCTCCGGTCAAGTAATTTTTCTGTCTTTTGGATAAAAACCAATTTATGACTTTTAATGCTGCTAAAAATATTTTCATTATAAATAGTTTTAATGGTAGAAAGTATTTCTATGAATTGGAAATATAACGATGAAGATTTTATAAATGCCCCTAAAGGCATAGAAGGATTTGTTTATCTAATAATAAACTTAACCAATGATAGAAAATATATTGGAAAGAAATCTTTTTGGACAAGAAGAAAAGATAAAAAAACTGGTAGAAGAAAAACAAAAGAAAGTGATTGGAAAAATTATTTTGGTTCCTGCGACGAACTAAATGAAGATGTAAAACTTCTTGGCAAAGATAATTTTTCAAGGGAAATTCTTTATTTGTGTCCTCACAAAAAATCAATGTCTTACTATGAAACCATGGAACAATTCAAAAGAGATGTTCTAATGACTGATGATTATTATAACACAAATATTGAAGGAAGATTTTTTGTCAGCGAAAGAGCAGGAATATATGAAGTTGTTATGAAGAATGATAAGTTCTGTGATATGAGAAGTGAAAAAATGAAAGACAAATCATACAATCCAGTATATAGACCTGAAGTGAGGCAGAAATTGAGCAAAATGTATAAAGGAGAAGGAAATCCTATGTATGGGAAAAAACTTACAGAAGAACATAAAAAAACACTTACCACATCAAGGAATGTAAAAATAAGTGATGGGACAAATACTTGGGAAAGTATTACTTCATATATCAAAGAAAAGAAAATAGGATTTCAAACATATAAAAAACAATTAAAGGAGGAATTAATCTTTACTATTAATTAGTTCTATAATTGATTTTGGATTATTATAACTTATCGGCAATGAGGTAAACAAAACCAAAGTGCTCATTAATATCAGCACTGGTAAAAGATTTCTCATTATATAACCAAGGATTTTCATAGTCAATATCTGTACTCATCAATTATATCAAGGACTTCGTTCAGGTATTTATGTGCAACTCCTTTCATATCCATTTCTGGTCTAATATGATCTTTATAAAGTTTATCTTTCAATTTTAACACACGAGCCTTTAGTTCTTCTTTATTAAATTGATTCTTTGGCATAAAAAAAGGGGAGGTTTTCTCCCCCTATCTATAAAGTTTTTATGTATTATTACAGTTTGAAACCGCTGAATGTGTCCTTTTTCACATCCTGTTTAATTCCACCTACTACATAACTTTCTACCTCCGTTTCCTGGGGTGCCACTTGGAGACCTTTAGAGGAAATCCAGTGCTGAGTCCAAGGAAGAGGATTATTGTTTGCTGAAATATCGTATTGGGGTTTTAATCCAATTGCTTTAAGTCTTCTATTTGCGATCCACTCTACATATTTCTGAAGAAGTTTATCATTTAGTCCAATCATGCTTCCATCTTTGAACAGATAATCTGCCCATCTCTTTTCTTCATTTACGGCACGATCAAACATAGAATATGTCCACTCTTCCTCTTCTTTCATAATCTTCTTCATTTCTGGATCGTCACCATCTCGCCATTTATTCAGAATATTCTGAGTGATGGCTAGGTGTTGGTTTTCGTCTCTTGCAATGAGAGAGATGATTTTTG